GCGAGACCACAATGAGCACAATGGAGGGCGACAGTGGGCAGCAAAGCAGGGCCGTGCGTGCTCACCCACCCCATATGCCCTGCTCAGAGCACATGAGAGGGGGGGCGTACACCCCGGGTCGTAAAAACAGAGTGTTGGTGTATGTGTGTGACACCCCCGTTCGTGGCTGAAGAAGGATTTCCCCATCCATAGCCGGATATCCCCAGGATATCCCCAGTAACTACTATCCGCCCTTGACTGGTTCCTTTCACTGGTGGCAGGTCTTTCGAAGGCCGTTGTCTGTTCGCCCTGCTAACGGGTGAATCTGGAAGGAAGGAAGTGCGCGGTTGGGCCGTCGGAAGAAGCGCAAGCCGAAGAAGGGCTACTGATGGTCCGCGTCACGGTCTTCCCGGTGCCACGCGGCATGACGGTGGACGAAGCGTGGGCCGAGCTGGAGGTGATGGGGGAACTCGTTGAGTACCGCTGGTGGAAGCCCCGCTATCGCTGGCCCTTCGTCCGCTGGCATGTGATGAAAGAGGAATGGGCCGATGCCGTTCAAGAGTGAGCGGCAGCGGCGGTACCTGTGGGCCAAACACCCCGAGGTTGCTCGTTCCTGGACGAAGAAGTACGGGTCGAAGCCCAAACCCAAGAAACCCAAGAAGTGACCTGTTCCTTCTGGCGAGGTATCGACTAGGTTGTCCGAACTCACCACCTACGAACGCCGCAAGGGCAAGGAGATTCAGGCACGCCTTCGTCGCAAGTCCGGGCACAGCCAGTTCAAGACCAGGGACCTAGTTGTCGAGGTCCATCGCCTGATGGAGCAGCCGTATCAGTGGCCGATAGACCTCATCGCGCAGGCGCTCGGCCTGACCACCAGGCGCATCCGTCAGGTGCTCAAGGAACAAGCCGACATCGAGGCCCGCGCCACCGCGCCCACCTCCATCGAGGAGAAGTACCGGCGGATGTTGGACTGGTCCGTCGATGCCTTCGAGACCTTCTTCAACACGTTCTCCTACGAGGGCCAGCGCAAGGGGGGGATGCCTCGCCACGTCCGCCCCTGGATAGCGGCCTTCCTTCGGGAGCGGAACTTGCTCTTGAACGTCCCCCCGCGTCACGCCAAGTCCATCTTCTTCATGGTGTGGCTCCCCATCTGGCTCATCTGCCGCGACCGCAACGTGCAGGTGCTCCTCGTCAGCAAGACTCACGAGTTCGCGCAGAACTGGGCTCTGGAGATAGCCAAGCAACTGGAGAACAACGAGGAGCTGTTCAAGGCGTTCGGACGCTTCGCCCCCGAGAAGGAGGGCGACCAGAAGTGGAAGCCGAACACCGGAACCTTCACCGTCCACGGGCGTACCAAGACGGCCGGTGGTTCGCAGTTCACCGTCGAGTCCCGGGGCATGAACGGCCAGGTGCTCGGGCGTGAGGCCGACTTCGTTATCGTGGACGACCCCACGGACCAGGAAGACGCCGCATCCGAGACGGCGCGCAAGCGAGCCCTGAAGCACCTCCGGGAGCAGGTCTTCACCCGCGCAGAGCCCGAGGGCGACAGCCCCGGTGGCCGCATCGCCGTAGTGGGGCAGCGCGTTCACCTGCTGGACCTGTACGGGGCGCTGGAGAAGCAGGAGTACGAGATAGGCCCCCTCATCGGGCAGAAGTTGTTCCACACGGAGAAGTACCCCGCCGTCTTGAACTGGGATACCAAGCGCGTGCTGTGGCCCGGACGTTTCGGCTGGGACGAGATAATGCTGCTGTACGCCCGCTCCGGCGGCCACGGCCCGTTCTCCTGTCTGTACCAGCAGGAGCCGCTGCCCGAAGGTTCCGCGCTGGTCACGAGCGCGTGGATAGAGGGATGCAAGGACCACGACCGCCCCGCCCGCACGGGGATGCGCGGGGACAAGGGCGAGCCGGGGTTCCTGCCCATCGTCCGCGTCGTCTCCGTGGACCCCTCGCCGACGAAGTTCAACGGCATCATCGTGGGCGACCTGCTCTGCCACAAGGAGAACTTCCACTTCGCCGTCACCGAGGTCGTTCGCATGAAGGCGAGCGTGCGGGAGCTGAAGGCCGAGGTGGACCGCATCGTGGAATCGCAGAAGCCGGACTACTTCATCTTCGAGGAGTCCGGGTTCCTCCGCTGGTTCCGAGACGACCCCTGGTTCGAGCACATCAAGAACCGGGTGCGCCTGAAGCTGCACCGAACGGGCGTGAACAAGAACTCGATGGACTACGGTGTGCAGTCGCTCGCCGGTGACTTCGAGTTCGCCCGCATCTCACTGCCCTACGGGGACGACATCGGGCGGCGCATGACCGACATGCTCGCCAACGAGGCACTGGTCTACCCGGACGGCGACACCAGCGACCTCTTGATGGCGCTTTGGTTCATCAAGTTCAACTACCAGAAGCTCTCGCCCGTCCATCATTTGCCCACTCGCCGCAAGGGCGGCAAGGGACAGGGCGGGTGGTCGTTCCTGGCGAAGATGCGCTCGGACAAGAACACGCAGGACGAGGCGTACCGCCGCTGGCGGCGAGCGCAATCCAGGCGCAACGCGGCTGAGAACCAGGAGGAGATGAGGAAGGTGTCCGTTGGCTAACCAATCGAAGGCCGAGAAGATAGCGCACCAGCGCGTGAACGAGCAGTACCTACTCGCGCAGGTGAACTACCACTACCAGTCGGAGACCTTCCGGGACCACAAGGACCGCACGCTGGCCGGGGACCGCCTGTATCGCGGTGCTCTGAACGAGCTGTTCCCCAGCGAGCAGAACGTCCCGGACATCCCCTACGTGGAGAACAAGTTCAAGAACGCGCTGCACGACATCACCCGCCTGGCATCCGAAGGACGCGGCGCGGTCAAGTTCGTTCCCGAGGGGGACAAGGACCGCGACATGAAGCGTGCGCGGGTGCGCGAGTCCATCAACGAGGGCTACTGGGTCGTGAACAAGATGAAGGCTCGTGAGCGGCAGTCCTACCTCGACCTCGCGGGGGCGGGGATGGTAGCCACGGCCGTCTACTACAACGACGACTCGCCCTACCCGCAGGTGAACAGGCTCAACCCGCGCTTCGTCTACCCGGACGTGCGGGACGGGAAGTTGCAGTCACTCGTGGTCATCGAGCAGGTCAAGGAGCGCATCCTTGCCCGCCAGTTCCCACATCTGGGCCTGAAGGACGACGCCGCCAGTGAGCACGTCGCCGTCTTCACCTGCTACTACGACGAGTACGAGGTCGTAGAGGCGGTCATCGTCGAGGAGAACGACAAGCTCAAGGACGCTCGCATCGTGAAGCGCTGGGAACACGGCCTCGGTCTCGTCCCGGTCGCCTTCGAGATGCTGGACACCTACGATGGTGCCTTCCACGGCCTGTTCGAGCAGTTGGCGGGACCGCTTATGGTCCGCAACAAGACCGTGCGCTTCCTCGTGGACTACCTGGAGTCGATGGCCCACGCGCCCATCCGCTCCAAGAACGTCCTCAACCCGGACGATGAGCCCGGCCCGCTCACCATCTATCAGATAGACCCGAACGCCGATGACTGGGTGTTCGACCGCCTGCCCCCAGCCGCACCGGCCAACTCCGTCTTCGGGCTCCTGTCCTACATGCAGGACCAGGAGGAGAAGGAGGCTATCCAGCCGCCCGCCCGCTCCGGCAACGTGTCGCAGTCCATCGCGTCGGGCTCCTTCGTCGATAGGACCCAGGGACAGCTCACCTCGGTCACGAAGGAACTCCAGGACAAGATGGCCTCGGTGCGCGAGCAGGTGAACGAGATATGCATGCGCGTCGAGGAGAAGTGGATGGACTTCTCCAAACCGCTCATCCGCCCGGTCAGTGGCAAGAACGAGTACACGCCCTCGGAGGACATCAAGGGTTGGTATCACCACGAGGTCAAGTTCGGTGCCGGAGCCGGGCTGGATAGGCTGAACGCCGACTCTCGCGTGCAGAACCACCTGGCTGCGCGCCTCATTTCCCGCGAGGAGGCTAGGGCCGAGATCGACTACCTCGATGACTCAGCCTCCTCGCAGGACAAGATAGACCGCGAGAACCTTGCGGACGCCCTGCTCCAGCGGTTCGTGCGCGACCCCGCCACGCCCGCCTCGCTCATCGCCCGCACCTGGCTGGAGATGAAGATGCGGGGCAAGTCGCTGGAGGAGGCCCTGGAAGTGGTGGTCCCCGACATGGTGGCCGCCGAGCAGGCCGCGCAGCCGCAGGGTGGTATCCCCGGGCCGGAGCCGGTTCCCGAGGGTGCGCCTGCCGCAGGACCCGAAGCGCCCGAGGTCAGACTGCCGTATCCATCCGTCCAACAGCTTTTCGGGCCGGTGAGATAGATGGCCGAGGTTCAGCGAGGCGAAGGTCCCAACGCCCTGCCGTTCGGCGCGGCCACTTCACTCAACCGAGCGCAGCCGAGCGTGAGTGCGTTCCAGGCCGACGAGATACCCATCCAGTTCGCCCCCGACACCGACGCCGACGAACTACCCACCGGCTCGCTCGGGGAGAACATGGACGTGCTGCTCTCGGACCCCGACGAGGGATACCGGGAACGCCTCATGGCGCGGGACCGCCCTGGCCGTGTTCCGCGCTACATCGTGCGGCACCTGCCGACGCTCATGGCCGCCTCCCGCAACCCGGACGCACCACCCACCATCCGGGCGTTCTACAACGCCGTGGTGCGCCAGCTCGAAGCAGAGATGAGGCAGGGTGGCTAAGCTCGAACCCGGGGTCACAACGCCGAGCGAGGTAAAGCCCTACGAGCCCGACAAGGCGCTTCCTCCTCCCCGTCGCCCGCCGCAGGCCGTCCTTGCTCGGCGCGAACCGGGCGAGTTGGCCGACCGCACCCTGCTGTCTGCCTTCCGCACGACCGAAATATTCGAGGGCACCAAGGTCGGGGAGCAGACGTTGTACCACGCACCCGACTCCATCTTCTGGACGGCGGTGGTGCAGAACGACCAGACGATGACGGCGCTCACGAATGACGCCACGCTGTACTTCGCCCAGATTTACGGTGGCGAGAACCTGGCGGCGTTCATGGGGGCCGAACTCATCGAAGACTCCGGGATGCGGGACCGCACCGTGGGCCTGCTCTCGGAACTGCGCGATGTTCCGCAACTCCCATACGCCGTCCCGGGGGGCGATGGAGCCGAACTCGTGCGCCGGTATCTGACCGACCCGTCCTCGCTCGAAGGCATGACCGTTGAGGAGAAGGCTGCGGTGGCACGGCTCGGTGAGGAACTGCTGGCGAACCTGGAGGGCCTGCCCGATACGGGCGTGCCGGAGCAGTTCGAGCGCGCCATCGCTGTAGCGGTGACGGGGGAGGCACAGTTTGCGCTCACGCCATTGGAGTTGAACCTGCTGCGCGAGGTTCCCGACAAGCTGAAGGACATCAACCTCCAGACCGGGGAAACGCCACAGTTCGCAGGCATCGGCGTCGAGCAGGTGCGGCAACTTGGCGGCGGCGTGGTCGTCCTGGACGAGGAGTGGGCGAAGAAGCACCCCGACAAGGCGTTCGCGGTCAAGCTTTGGCTGGAGCAGAACTACCCGGAGATGGAGATACAGATAGGACGCGAGGGCGTCCTGGGTTCGGTGCTGGACAAGTTCGGTTCGGCCGTGGACCACATCACTGCCTTCGTCGGTGCGAGCGCCTTGCAGATAGACGAACTCGTGGAGCAGTTCACCACGAGTGATGAAGACCGCCAGAAGATGGCCGAACGTGCCGACAAGATGGAGCGTGAGCTGGAATCCGGGCTCATTCCCGAGGGCCAAGTGCAGAACACACTCGCCGCCATCCACCAGTTGCGCGACGAGGCCAGCATCGAGGTGGGCTGGGACCAGTTCCAGGAAGACGTGTTCCGCAACTCGAACCCGCGCAACATCGCTTCGGGATTCAGGGACTCGATGCTGCGGGCGATGGAGCTGC